CTAAAAATGGCATATACTATTTTTGCTTAGTCACGTGAGCCGTGTAGGGGTGGGCACGGTAGATTTCCACCCCACTATAAAAATATTATTTACACATAAAGTAAAAGTCATATATACTTTCAAAAAAACTGCTAGGGTCAGACATGGACGTTTTAATACCCGAGATTGAGGACAACGTACCTCTCCCTAAAAACGCACAAGAAGCGTTTCCTGATCTATCTCCGACTGAAGAATTGAATATGCGTGCCAGCGTAGTCCAGCTCTTGTCCGATTTAACAGGTCAGCCTATCTCGCCAAACAAAGAAAACCAGGAAGAAGCCAAAGCTTTAGCCAAAGAAATGCTTGCAAATCCAGGGGTTAGACCCGACTTCTCTAAATACCCTAATGAGACGTTGGCATTGATGGCGGGTATGGTCTCGCAGATGAATGTTTCTATTGTTGATGAGTTATCAGAGCTTAAGATGTATGTAGTGAATAGCCTCATCCAAGAGATTCAAGTATCAAAGGACCCAAAAACCCGCATTGCTGCCCTAAAAGCCCTTGGTGAAGTAGATGGAGTAGACGCATTTAAGAAAAGAACTGAGACAACGATTCGAGTTCAGTCTATGGAGGAGGTAGAAGCAGAGCTACTTACTCTATTAGATGACGTAGAAACAAAATACATCGACGTAGAAGCCAAAGAAGTGATTAATAAAGAAAAGAATGCCAGGACCTAGTCTTAAACTGACCCCTGAGCAACTATTTAAACTACGGCAAGCCATGCCGAAAATGCCTGCCGACAAAAAACGGAAGGTAAAAGCCCTTTTAGAGCAGTACGACACCTATCTGACCCAAGAAATCGGCAAAATGTCCTTCTTGGACTTTGTAAAACACGTCTATCCGGGGTATAAAGTTGGACCACACCACCTTAAACTGGCTCAAATCTTTGAAGACATTGCTGCAGGGAAGAAGAAACGCGTTATTGTTAACATTGCTCCGCGGCATGGCAAGTCAGAGCTTATCTCGTACCTCGCTCCAGCATGGTTCTTGGGAAAGTTTCCTTCAAAAAAAGTTATCATGGCTTCACACACGGCTGACCTTGCTGTCAATTTCGGTCGTCGAGTCAGGAATTTGGTTGGTTCAGACCTGTATAAGGATATTTTTCCGCAGATAGAACTGCAATCGGACAGTAAATCAGCATCTAGGTGGGGGACAAACTTCAATGGAGAATATTTTGCAATCGGTGTGGGTGGTGCACTCGCTGGTCGCGGTGCTGACCTTTTTATTATTGACGATCCTCACTCTGAGCAAGAGGCTAAGACGGGCAGACCCGACGTTTTCCTTCCTGCTTGGGAGTGGTTCCAGTCTGGTCCTCTACAGCGTCTTATGCCTGGTGGTGCCATTATTGTTGTGATGACCCGTTGGAGTAAACTTGACTTAACTGGGCAGATTGTTAAGCAGACAGAGAATAATGAAGATGTGGATGCTTGGGAAGTAGTCGAGTTTCCTGCAATTAAAGACGATGGCGAGGCGCTTTGGCCCGAGTTTTGGCCTGTGGAAGAGCTGCTGGCTAAAAAAGCGGCACTTGACATAAGGTATTGGAACGCCCAGTACATGCAGAATCCCGTGTCAGAAGAAGGTGCTCTGATTAAACGGGAATGGTGGCAGATTTGGGGGAAAGAAGACCCACCTGAGTGTGAGTTTACGATTATGTCGCTGGACGCGGCTCAAGAAGCAACAAACCGAGCTGACTACAACGCACTTACGGTATGGGGCGTCTTCTTTAACGAAGAAGTCAACAACTACAACATCATCCTACTTAACTCTATTAAGAAACGTTTGGAGTTTCCTGAGTTAAAAGAGCTTTGTCTGCAAGAATACAAAGAATGGCAGCCAGATGCGTTTATGGTTGAGAAAAAATCCAACGGTGCGGCGTTGTACCAAGAGCTTAGGCGGATGGGCATCCCAGTTGGGGAGTTCACTCCTGGCAAAGGGCAAGACAAGATTGCTCGCGTTAATGCGGTGTCGGATCTATTTGCAGGTGGGGTTGTCTGGGCACCAGATCGCAGGTGGGCGAAAGAAGTAATTGAAGAATGCAACGATTTTCCTAGCGGGACCAACGATGACTTGGTAGACTCTACTACATTGGCTCTGTTAAGATTCAGGCAGGGGGGATTTATCCGTCTGCCAAATGACGAACCCGAAGAAGACATGTTATATAAGTACCGCAAAAAAGCAGCGTACTATTAAGGATAGATTATGGCAATAGATAAGTCGTTTTCACAAGCCCCTTTGGGTCTCAATGAATTAAATCCTGAAGAAATGGGTGATGAGCCTGCGTTAGAAATAACTATTGAAGACCCTGAGTCAGTTGAGATTGGCATTGACGGTGAACCAATACTGCGGATTGAAGAAAGTGAAGACGAAGACGACTTTGACCAAAACTTAGCTGAAGTTATTCCTGACGATGTATTACAAACTCTTGCTTCGGATTTAACAAGCGACTACGACGCAGACATTAGCTCTCGTAAAGATTGGATCCAAACTTACGTTGACGGCTTAGAGCTACTTGGTATGAAAATCGAAGAGCGATCTGAGCCATGGGAAGGTGCTTGCGGTGTATATCACCCAATGCTAAGTGAAGCCCTTGTTAAGTTCCAAGCCGAGACTATGATGGAGACGTTCCCCGCAGCGGGACCAGTCAAGACACAGATTATTGGCAAAGAAACCCCCGAGAAAAAACAAGCGGCTGAGCGAGTTCAGCAGGACATGAACTATCAGATTACAGATGTGATGAAAGAATACCGACCTGAGCATGAGCGCATGCTGTGGGGCTTGGGTCTTGCGGGTAACGCGTTTAAGAAGGTTTACTATGACCCACACTTAGAGCGTCAAGTGAGTATGTTCTGCCCAGCAGAAGACGTAGTTGTCCCCTATGGAGCTTCTAGCTTAGAGGCAGCGGAGCGTGTGACGCATGTGATGCGTAAGACAGCAAACGATGTACGGCGCTTGCAGCATGAAGGTTTTTACCGAGACGTAGACTTGGGCGATCCAGTTCAAGTCATGGACGAGGTAGAGAAGAAGATTGCTGAGAAGATGGGCTTTAGAGCCACTACGGATGATCGTTTTAAATTACTTGAGATGCACGTTGAGCTGGACATTCCAGGCTTTGAGCACAAAGACGATGACGGTGAACCTACGGGGATTGCACTACCGTACGTGGTAACAATCGAGAAAGGCACTGATACTGTCTTAGCTATTCGCCGCAACTGGAGGCCAGAAGATGACTCATGTAAAAAACGCAATCACTTCGTTCATTACGGCTACATTCCAGGTTTTGGCTTTTATTGCTTTGGCCTTATTCATCTCATTGGGGCTTTTGCTAAGTCTGGTACTAGTCTTATTCGGCAATTGGTTGATGCAGGGACTCTCTCTAATCTTCCTGGCGGCTTCAAGACTCGTGGCTTACGTATAAAAGGTGACGACACCCCAATTAGTCCAGGTGAGTTCCGTGACGTAGACGTTCCAAGCGGAACTATGCGGGATAACATCTTGCCCTTACCATACAAGGAGCCAAGTCAGGTTCTCTATAGTTTATTAGGAACAATCGTAGACGAAGGGCGTAGATTTGCTGGTTCTACCGAATTAAACGCATCGGATATGAGCGCTAATGCGCCTGTAGGAACAACGCTGGCAATTTTAGAGCGGACATTGAAGTCGATGAGTGCAATTCAAGCACGCATTCACTACTCAATGAAGCAAGAGTTCCGCCTGCTAAAAGAAATTATCCGCGACTACACGCCTCCTAAGTACAGCTATGAGCCAGAAGAAGGTAGTCGCATGGCTAAGCAGTCAGACTATGACATGGTCTACGTGCTTCCAGTTTCTGACCCAAATGCAGCAACAATGGCGCAAAAAGTAGTCCAGTATCAAGCGGCTCTACAGTTAGCTCAGACTGCACCACAGTTATATGACCTACCACTGTTACATCGCCAGATGTTAGACGTGCTTGGGATCAAGAACTATCAGAAGCTGGTACCGATGGCGGATGATATGAAGCCAACTGACCCTGTAACAGAGAATCAGAACCTAATTACAAACAAGCCTGTCAAAGCATTTATTGAGCAGAATCACCAAGCTCATATTGCTGTACACATGGCTGCTGCGCAAGATCCAAAGATTATGCAGCTTGTATCTCAAAACCCACAGATGGCGCAAGCTATCCAGTCTGCGTTATCTGCACACGTGGCAGAACATTTGGGTATGGAGTACCGCTTACAGATTGAGAAACAGATGGGCGTACAGCTTCCTCCGTTACCTAAAGATGGAGAAGACCCAGTACAGATGCCTCCAGAAATGGCGGATCAAGTGGCACAGATGGCAGCAGCAGCGTCTCAGCAGTTGTTGGCTCAGAACCAGCAAGAAGCCCAGCAGCAACAAGCTCAGCAGCAGGCGCAAGACCCACTGATCCAGATGCAGCAGCAAGAATTGCAGATTAAAGCTGCAGAACAGCAACGTAAGGCCCAAAAAGACCTTATTGATGCACAGCTCAAACAAGAGCAAATCCAAGTTGAGCGGGAGAGAATCCAGGCCCAACAACAAACAGCTGGCGCGCAAACAGCCGCAAAGATGTTAGCTGACAGAGAAAGTAGAGAGTCTTCTCAACGTGTAGAGGGGCAAAAAGCGGGGTTAGAGATGATAAAACATCAAACTACCCTTGCACGGCAGACAAAGAAAGGTAAATAATGGAAGCTGATAAGGCTTTTGATGTAATAAAACGTCAAATTGACGACAAAGTTTTGCAACTCCAGGAAGCTCTCGCAGATGGTCGCGTAGAGACATACGACGAGTACAAAAAAGTGTGTGGCGAGGTGAGAGGTCTCCTTACTGCACGTAACTACATAACCGACCTTAATAAAGCAATGGAGAACTCGGATGAGTGACCAACAGGTAGTGGATTTAAGTAAAGCAGTAGATTTAAGCGCAGTTTTGAACAAAGAAGCAGAAGAAAGAGCATCACAACTACCTAAACCGCAAGGCTACCGTATTTTGTGTGCTATTCCTGAAGCAGAAGAGGCGTTTGACAGCGGCATTATTAAGTCAGACGAAACTCGTAGGCATGACGAACTATTAACCGCAGTGCTGTTTGTGGTTGATTTAGGTCCTGATTGCTACACGGACAAAACTAGGTTCCCTAACGGACCATGGTGTAAAAAGGGTGATTTTATCCTTGTTAGGCCCAATGCTGGCACCCGTTTGGTCATTCATGATCGGGAATTCCGCATTATTAATGATGACTCCGTAGAGGCTGTAGTTGAAGATCCTCGGGGCATCAAACGCAAATTTATCTAGGAGATAAAACATGGCAAAACTTGAAGAATACAAATTCCCAGACGAAATAGAGGATTCTGCGGAAAATGAGGCGGTAGAAGAGGCGGATGAAGGCTCGTTGGACGTTGATATTGAGGTAGTAGACGATACCCCACCAGCTGACCGCAACCGCGACCCCGTTCCTGACAACATTAAAGAAGAACTTGAGAATGCAGATACATCCAAGGACTATTCTAAAAATGTAAAAGATAAGTTTACACAATATAAAAAAGCTTGGCACGATGAGCGTAGGGCAAAAGAAGCAGCCCTGCGTGAACAACAAGAGGCTTTAACGGCTGCGCAAAGCATCCTGGATGAGAATAAACGCCTTAAGCAGATGCTTCAGACAGGTGAAAAAGAGTTAATTACCACCTATCAAAGCTCGGCAGAATTAGAGGTTTCTCAGGCTCGTCGCAACTATAAAGAGGCGTACGATTCAGGTGATTCAGATGCGCTAGCAGAAGCTCAAGAAGAGATGATGCGTGCGCAACTTAAACTTGATCGTGCAAAAAACTTTAAGCCCACTGTACAAATTTCTGAAAATGATGTACAAATGCAGGTAAAGCAGCCTCAGCAGCCTGCTCAGATGAATGATAAAGTTGCTGAATGGGTGTCTAAGAACCCTTGGTACGTAGACCCTGACAAGAAAGTAATGAGCAAATACGCTGTATTTGTCCATGAAGAACTTGAAGAGCAGTTTGGTAGAGCATTTGTTGGTACGGATGAATATTTCAAACGGATTGACAACGAAGTAAAACGTCGGTTTCCAGAAGAATTCGACGACATAGAAATAAAAAACGATGAGGAAAAACCTCAACGTACATCTCGTTTAAGTACGGTCGTAGCTCCTGCAAAACGTAGTACGTCTTCAAAAAAGATTGTATTAACTAAAACGCAAGTAGCTTTGGCTAAAAAGTTTGGCTTAAGCCCCGAGCAGTACGCCCGTGAACTTAATAAATTGGAGTCCTAAAATGGCAACAAACAGATTACAAAGAGAATTAGAAAGTCGTAACCAGTCAGAACGTCCAAAGCAGTGGTCGCAACCTGAGCTTCTCCCTGAACCCGATAAGCAGCCTGGATATGCCTACAGATGGATTCGCGTCTCAACTTTGCAACAATCCGATCCTCGCAACCTCTCAGGGAAGTTAAGAGAAGGATGGGAACCCGTTGGTGTTGAAGAGCAACCACAGTTTCAACTGCTAGTTGATCCCAATAGTCGTTTTAAAGACAACATTGAGATTGGCGGGTTGTTGTTATGCAAGACACCTATTGAGTTCGTTGAGCAGCGTAATAAACATTACTCTGACCAAGCAGGTGCTCAAATGTTGGCTGTAGACAACGCTCTTATGCGTCAAAGTGACCCACGTATGCCTCTCTTTAACGAGGGAAAATCTACTACGTCCTTTGGCAAAGGTAGTTAATTTTTTAATTTAGGAGATTTATTATGGCTTATCCAAGCGTAACAGCTCCATACGGCTTAGTTCCGATCAACAGTGTAGATGGCAAACCCTACGCTGGTGCAACCCGTCAATTGCCAATCGATAGTGCTTATAACACTGCGATTTTTAACGGGGATATCGTGGCTATAGTCGATGGTGGCACTATTGCAAAATCAGGCGTTACAGACGACTCTACAACTTCCGCTGCTAACTACACCTATGGTGTATTTGTTGGCGTACAGTATGTAAATTCACAAGGTCAAACCGTTCAAGCTCAGTACTACCCAGGTACTTCAGTGACAAACGCTGTTGCTTATGTTGTTGACGATCCCATGGCTGCTTTTAAAGTAGCTGTTGTGTTTGCAAACAGCGTTGTAACAACCGTTAACCGCAGTGTTGTTGGTGTAAACATGGCAATCGACCAAGGTACAGGTAGTACTACTACTGGTAACTCTGGTATGGGCGTTCTTGTTTCTACCAATAACGCAGGTAATGCAGCAACTCTGCCAGTTCGTGCCGTTTCTGTAGTTCCTGAGACAGCTACTAGCACCACAGCCTTCACTGAAGTTGTAGTGAAGTTGAACAACCCACAAATACTCCGTGCAACGGGTATTGACTACGCTGCTTAAGGAGCTAAAAAATGGCTATTTCACGCGCACAACTACTGAAAGAGTTGCTCCCAGGATTGAATGCTTTGTTCGGTCTTGAGTATGCAACGTACGGTGAGCAACATAAAGAGATTTACGAAACCGAAACTTCTGAGCGTAGCTTTGAAGAAGAGGTAAAGTTATCAGGCTTTAGTGCCGCCGCTGTTAAAAACGAAGGTTCGCCTATCGCCTATGACAATGCACAAGAGGCATTTACTGCTCGCTATACCCACGTAACGATCGCTCAGGGTTTCTCTCTGACCGAAGAAGCAATTGAAGATAACTTGTATGACTCCTTGTCAGCTCGTTATACCAAGGCTTTGGCTCGTTCCATGGCGTATACCAAGCAAGTTCGTGCAGCTTCTGTATTGAACAATGGTTTCAGTGCTTCTTTCCCAGGCGGTGATGGCGTTGCGTTGTTTGCAACTGACCACCCACTCGTTTCTGGTGGAACCAACTCAAACGAACCAGCAACTGGCTCTGACTTAAACGAGACTTCTTTGGAAGCCGCCGTTATTCAGATCGCTCAGTGGACAGACGAGCGCGGTTTGCTCATCGCTGCTAAGCCTAAGAAGCTGATCGTTCCACCACAACTTCAGTTCGTTGCAACTCGCTTGCTCGAAACCGAATTGCGTGTTGGTACAGCCGATAACGACATCAATGCACTGAAGAACAACGGTTCCATCCCAGAAGGTTATACAGTTAATAACTACCTGACCGATGTAAACGCATGGTTCTTGACCACTGATGTTCCAAACGGCATGAAGCACTTTGTTCGTACCCCATTACAGAACTCCATGGATGGAGATTTTGACACTGGCAACGTGCGTTACAAGTCTCGTGAGCGTTATTCCTTCGGATTCTCGGATCCGCTTGGAATGTTTGGTTCACCAGGCGCTTAATCAGCACCTAAGTTGTATAGACCCCGCCCAAAAAGCGGGGTTTTTTATTTGTGTAAATCACTTGCACAAAGCCAAAATAGTAGTAATATTACGGTACGTCTAGGAACTTTTTACTTGTATCGACTGACCTAGCAGACGTTATAGAGACGATACGAGGATGTGCTATAACACGGAGATTTTCAACTATG